GTTATTCGCTGAGAAGTCTGAAGTGACTATAACGCACCAGACATCGGACGATCTGAAGGACAAATTGCGCGAAAAGTTGTCTCGACTGGTAAATCCTGACGAAGTTGAGGATGCAATTACAATAAATGGGGATGTTATCGACGTAGATAAGGAGCTAGGGCTCGATGTCTGACAATTTAGCTAGTTTAGCTAAAGATATGGATTTCTCTCCGGAGGATATCCAGCACATACTGAACAATCTGGACTCGTTTAGCCCTGAAGAGCTGGTCGAAATAGACTCAATCGTGGGGGAATTGTCTTCACGAGAGACAAACAAGGCCGCGCACGACGATCTGATAGAGTTTTGCAAGCGGATGCAGCCAGATTACAAGGTTGGTAGGCATCATCGCATACTTGCGGACATGTTGATGGACGTTGAACGTGGGCCGACAGCTAAGGATGGTAAGGATAGGGTATGTGTAAACATACCCCCTAGACATGGTAAGTCGCAGCTCGTGTCGATATTCTACCCTGCTTGGTTTTTAGGGCGGAATCCTGATAAAAAAGTAATGATGGTGTCGCACACCACAGACTTGGCGGTGGATTTTGGACGTAAAGTCCGTAATTTGATCGCCTTAGAAGACTATAAGTCCATATTCCCAGAGGTTTCTCTTGCGGTGGACAGTAAATCAGCGGGGAGATGGAATACAAACTTTGGAGGAGAGTATTTTGCGTGTGGTATTGGTTCTGCTTTGGCTGGGCGTGGCGCTGACCTATTGCTGGTTGACGACCCACACTCTGAACAAGATGTTATCAACGGGAACTTTTCTGTCTTTGAAAAAGCCTACGAGTGGTTTACCTTCGGTGCCCGAACAAGGCTAATGCCCGGCGGGCGTGTAGCTATCGTGCAGACTAGATGGCATATGGACGACCTAACAGGACGTGTAACTAACGATATGGTCAAGAATGAGATGGCCGATCAGTACGAAATCGTTGAGTTTCCGGCAATTTTAGACTCTGAAGACAAAAATGGTAAGCCAATACAGAAACCTTTGTGGCCAGAGTTCTTTGATCTAGCTGCATTGGAAAGAACTAAGGCTTCGATGCCTGCGTTCCAGTGGAACTCGCAGTATCAACAGCAGCCAACAGCCGAAGAAGCGTCGATTGTTAAGCGTGAATGGTGGAATATTTGGGAGAATGACACTCTTCCGCCAGTAGAATACGTGATTATGTCCTTAGATGCGGCCGCAGAGAAGCATAATAGGGCCGATTACACCGCGCTGACCACTTGGGGCGTGTTTTTTCACGAAGAATCAGGCTCACACAACATTATTTTACTTGACAGCACGAAAGAACGGCTAGAATTTCCTGAATTAAAGGAGCTGGCTATGGAACAGTACCGGTACTGGGAGCCAGATGCGTTCATTGTGGAGAAGAAAAGTTCTGGTGTTGCACTTTATCAAGAGATGAGACGTATGGGACTGCCCGTTACCGAGTATACACCCCACCGAGGGACTGGTGATAAGCTGGCAAGGCTCAATTCTGTATCAGATATTATATCTTCAGGCATGGTCTGGGTACCCGCGACGCGCTGGGCAGACGAGCTTGTAGAAGAAGTGGCTGGGTTTCCGTTCATGTCGAACGATGACTTGGTCGATAGTACGGTCATGGCGCTCCTAAGATTCCGTCAGGGTGGATTTATCCGCTTACCTACGGATATGGAGGATGATGATTCGTATTTACACCGTAAGGCGGCGTATTATTGATGGGGATGACATACATGTACATGTGTAGTATGGCTATCTACAGGACGTTGGTAGCGTCCGTGGGGACACTGCGCATCGGCTCTCCCTCGTTCGTTGTGTCTCCACCCTACGAAGATATCTTTCTATTTAGGTACTATATCTGCTATAGTGCCATTAAACGCACAGAGTGAGGCAAAAACATGGCAGTCGAAAAACCTATGGAACCTAGTGATATCCTTGAAACAACTGAGGATGGATTAGCCCCTGATCTAACAGTCGTAGTAGAAGACCCCGAGGCTGTTGAGGTCGAAATGGACGATGGGTCAGTCGTAATTGAGTTTGGTGACACTCCTGAAACGGATGGGGATGTCTCACATGACTCTAACCTCGCCGAATACATTGAAGATGCCGACCTCGAGGAAATAGCAAACGAATTAATAGAACATTTTTCATCCGATAGGGAGTCTCGTGGTGAATGGGCTAGTGCCTATATTAAGGGTATGGACCTTTTAGGGATGAAAGTGGAGGAGCGTACAGAGCCGTGGAACGGTGCTTCTGGAGTCTACCACCCTATGATGACTGAAGCAGTAGTTAAATTCCAAGCCCAAGCTATGAGCGAACTTATGCCTGCATCAGGCCCAGTACGTAGTAAGATTATGGGTAAACTAACAACTGAGAAGTTTGAGCAGGCACAACGTGTCGAGACTGAACTTAACTACCTCATTACTGAGAAAATGCCTGATTATCGGGACGAAATGGAGCAAATGCTCTTTAAATTACCTATGGCGGGCTCTGCGTTTAAGAAAATATACTTTGATCCTCTTACAGAACGTCCAGTATCCCAGTTTGTACCCGCAGAAGACCTAGTAGTCGCTTACGGTGCGTCTAACTTACGTACAGCCCCGCGGTTTACACACGTTATGAAGAAGACACCAGAAGAAGTACTCAAGCTACAGGTAAACGGGTTCTACCGAGACATAGAGTTACCTGCAGCTACTAGAGATGTTACTGACATTGAAGAGAAGTATAACGAGTTAGAAGGTTCAGAGCCTACTTTTTCTGATGATCCACGGCATACTATACTAGAAATGCACGTAGATTTGGACTTACCTGAGCCTTTTGACGATATAGACGGTGTTGCACTACCTTACGTAGTCACAGTTGATAAATCGTCTAGCATAGTCTTAGCTATCCGCCGAAATTGGTACGAAGACGACAGCAAACGTGAGAAGCGTATGCACGTCGTACACTACCCATATTTGCCCGGTATGGGCTTCTACGGCACAGGGCTTATACATACGCTCGGTGGGCTTACTAAGTCTGCCACGTCCATCATGCGTCAACTCATTGACGCTGGTACGCTGTCTAACCTCCCAGCTGGCTTTAAAGCCCGGGGCATGCGAATCACCGGCGACAACACTCCCATCATGCCGGGTGAGTTTAGAGATGTGGATGTACCTGCTGGCGCGATTAAAGAAAATATCGTGCCGCTACCTTACAAAGAACCATCGAGCGTACTTTACAGTCTTCTAGGGAACGTCGTAGACGAGGGAAGACGTATTGGAGCTGTAGGTGACATACAAGTGGGCGACATTAACGCTCAAGCCCCTGTAGGCACGACTCTGGCGCTTATGGAGCGTTCTATGCAGGTTATGTCGGGTATTCAGGCTCGTTTACACGCAGCTATGAAACAAGAGTTACGTATCTTAGCTAGCATCGTGCATGATTACATGCCTGCTGAGTATGCGTACGAAATGGATGAACCCGCAGACCGTATATCTGATTTTGATGGTCGAGTGGACGTTATCCCAGTGTCTGACCCTAACGCAGCTACAATGGCACAGCGTATAATGCAGTACCAAGCAGCCCTACAGTTAGCGCAACAAGCGCCTCAAATGTACGACATGGGTAAACTACACCGACAAATGTTAGAGGTTCTAGGCATCAAGGATGCTGAGGACATCATTAAACTGCCTGATGACATTAAACCTGCTGATCCAGTAACGGAGAATATGGCTATCCTTAAACAAGAGCCAGTCAAACCTTTCGCTTACCAAGATCACGAAGCGCACATCCAGACACACATGATGGCTATGCAAGACCCTAAGATCATGCAGATTGTAGGGCAGTCACCGTTCGCAAGTGCTATTCAGTCCGCTATGATGTCTCATATTACTGAACACGTAGCTCTGCAATACCGTGTAGAGATACAGAAACAATTAGGCGTAGAACTACCAGACCCAGAGGCACCACTACCAGAAGATATAGAACTTCAGGTTTCACGTCTAGCTGCACAAGCCGCGGATAAGTTGTTCAAGAAAGATCAGGCCGAAGCAGCTGCAGAAAAAGCAGCGGCGCAGCAAGCTGATCCACTTACTCAAATACAGCAACGCGAGTTGATGATTAAAGAAACTGAGCTGAAGCACAAAATTGAGATGGACAAGATGAAGGTAAACATTGATGCTCTAGCTAAACAAGAGAACGCTAGGCTACAACAAGCGCGTATCGACTCTGAGGAAGAGAAAGAAGCTGCGCGTATAGGCATTAAGGTAGCCGAGCTTGAAACAGACCAGAAAGAATCCGCGGCGCGTCTAGCCTTGGATATTGCGGAGAAAGTAAACCTAGATGGCTGATACTGTATTTCACCATGTACTAACCCGACTTGAAGAAAGTCGCACATCTATCGCCGAACATTTAGCAAATGGCGGCGCAAAAGACCAAGAAACCTACTGGAAGCTAGTAGGCAAGTATGAAGCATTAACTATTATACGTAATGATGTAAAAGATATTGAACAAAGGTATATTGAAGATTAGATATCATACGTGTAGATATATGACATAACGTGGAATAACCCACGCAAAGGGCGCTGTGAGCCTTTAATCACTGCAGGAGACGAAGATGTACGCTACCGACAAAGTAGATGACGAGCAGACATTGGCGAAGTTGCCAGAACCGAAAGGTTATAAACTGCTTATCGCAATCCCAGAACTAGATGGCAAGACAGAGGGCGGTGTTTATATGCCGGATTCTCTCACCAAGATGGAAGAAACCGCTACCATCATTGGCTATGTCATAAGTGTAGGCGCTGAAGCCTATACCGACAAAGAGCGGTTCCCTAATGGACCTTGGTGCGAGAAAGGTGATTTTATCATTTTCCGTTCGTACTCAGGTACACGTTTTAAATTACACAACAAAGAGTTCCGTATTATCAACGACGATACTGTTGAAGCGGTAGTCGAAGATCCACGGGGGTATAGTAGAGCATGAGCGAAGAAGTAGAAAAAATCGTTGAAGAGGAAGTAGTTGAAGCTGGAGCGTTAGAAGTAAACGTTGAAGGCGAAGAAGACTTTGAGGTAGAAGTTGCTGACGATACTCCTGAAGAGGATAAAGGCCGCCCACGTAGGGCAGCTGATGCCGAAGCGGATATCCCAGAAGACGAGGAACTTGAAAAACACAGCGACTCGGTACAAAAACGTATCAAGAAGTTAAAGTTTGAGTATCACGAAGAACGTCGTCGTAAGGAAGAAGCCGAGCGAGAACGTGAAGCGGCAGTTCAGTATGCAGAATCGCAGAAGAATGAAGCTGAACGCCTCCGTAAAAACCTTTCTGAAGGTGAAGGTGTATTGGTTAATGAAGCCAAGGCACGAGTAGCATCAGAGCTTAACAGCGCTAAACGCGCCTACAAAGAAGCCTATGAAGCTGGGGACACGGATGCTGTGCTAGAAGCGCAGATGTCATTGTCTAAGCTACAACTTGAAGCTGATCGTGTAGAAAACTGGAAACCAGCAGAGAAGGTTGTACAAGATCAATCTCGAGCTCCAGCACCACAAGCAGCGCCTCGTGTTCCTACACCAGATCGTAAAGCACAGGAATGGGTAGCCGAGAACGATTGGTTCCAGAAAGACACGGGTATGACAAGGTATGCTATGCTCATACATGAAGAACTATTAGAGTCTGGCGTTGATTCTACGTCCGACATGTATTACAGTAAGATAAACGAGGCCATGCGGTCTCGATACCCAGATCGCTTTGCGGACGTGGAACCAGAGGTTCGACAACCACAACGTAAAGCTGGCTCCGTGGTGGCCCCGGGCGGTAGAAGTACCGCCACATCACGCAATACAGTTGTCATCTCCTCCTCTGAGGCTGCAATCGCCAAGCGTCTCGGATTAACTAATAAACAATACGCGGCGCAAGTGCTAAAGGATAAGCAAAATGGCTGACAGAAAACCACGTACAACCGATACCCGCGAAGCGGGGGAACGTCGTAAACCTTGGAAGCGCTCGTCAATGCTGCCTACCCCCGAACCACGTAACGGACTTTCGTTCCGCTGGATTCGCACATCTACATTGGGTAATGCAGATATGACAAATGTTTCTGGGAGGTTTCGTGATGGCTATGTGCCTGTAAAGGCAGAAGATTATCCCGAGCTACACATCATGTCAGATATTGATTCT